TTTTATAGCGGCATATTGTAATTTACCTATAGTTTTAGTCTTGTTTGAAGTTAATGTTATTTCTTCTTTTTCTTTCAAAACAAAAAGATCCTTTTTGCCTGAAGGATCAAGCATGGTTGCATTCATTTTGTTTTCTATTTTTAATACTAAATCTGACCACTTTGGGTTATTACTAATGTATTTTTGCCAAGCTGGTAAACCTGATGTTGTTTTAGTATTTAATGTAGCCATGGGATATAATTACTCTTTTTTTAAATGTATTTATATCCAATCTGGTTTGGCCCTATTAGTCCAAGTATGTAAGTCTGTTTTACCTTTAGAATAGTATTCTCTGTAATTTGTAATCGGATCATCACTCACTATATACTCTTCTGGCATAGCACATGGCATTTTAGTCATATCCCAATCACGTAAACCATGAGGAGGATTCTGTACAGTAAGACCTAATTTGATAATACTTTTATGGCGCTTGTCATATCGGTGAGTATATTCATCACCTAGAGCAAAGAAGTGTTCTACCAACCAAAGATAGTTTTCAACCGATTCCCTGGCCCAAACCGAACTAGGATGATTAACATGAGTAGCCTTATATAAAATATCATCCCTAGAATCTTCAAGTATGTAATTTTTGTATTTCCTACCATTCTTAATACTATCTATTTGTTTACCATCTAATACTCGGTGGGCAGTACATAATAGTTGGGCAGTTTCTAGTATCATCTTTACTACATGCTTATCTACCAACCATTGAGCAGATACGTTAGGTGACTCATCTAGATAGAATATGTTCATTATAGTCCATCCTTATCTGGAGCGGACGGTGGGAATCGAACCCACTGTCCTTTGATGTTGGTACTCCCGAGAGGACTCGAACCTCTAACCTAACCGTTATGAGCGGTCAGCTCTAACCATTGAGCTACAGGAGTAAAATGGTGATCCCTGCTGGACTCGAACCAGCGACCCACTGATTAAAAGTCAGTTGCTCTACCAACTGAGCTAAGGGACCTTAAACTGGTAGGCACGGCGGGACTCGAACCCGCAAGGTTTCCCGTCAAATTTTAAGTCTGATGCGTTTACCGATTTCGCCACGTGCCCTTAATTTATTAACCCTTTAATAATATAAAGTATTATTAAATTTGTAAACAATATTGTCATACCAAACCGGATCATCTTCCTTAAGAATTTCCAGAGGAGCAAGACCAAGTTCACGCTTAGCAGCATATGCTTCAACCGTAAACCGCTTTTTCAATTGGGTCTTAAACTTGCTCATTGTAAAAGGGCTAGTGGAATACTTAAAGCGGCCAAGGAACATCCGTTCTGACCAAGGAGTGTTCCAGCCATCCGGTGCATAATAGATAGAGTTACCATCTTTCAGGATGTTTTCATTGGTGAAGTTAGTCATGGTAGGTTGTCCTTTTGTTTAAACCTTATACTATTATAATAGCACACTGGTTTGAAAAGTACACAACTATTTTACATTTTTTAAAATATTTTTTTCATGTATTTGATCACTGACTTGATCCCAGACTTGCCACTCGACTTGATCCTTGACTTGCCACCTGACTTGATCCCTGAATTGATACCAGACTTGATCATAAACTTGATACCAGACTTGATTCAAGACTTTATTCTTGACTTGATTACTAACTTGACTTTTAAGTGGTTTCATGTATTTGTTTTTCGACTTGATCCCTGACTCATTCTTTACTCAGTAATATCTGGTATATCCTCTAAAATAAATCTAGGAGTGAAACCTTCAAATGATGTTTCATCTATATTATCGAAAACATCTTCGGCTTCTTCCCTGTCGGTACATCTAAACACTGCTATATCCTGAGACTTTTCAATGATTGTATATACACCATCATTAAAGATAAGGATATAGCTTTCACTTGCTTGGATGAATTCCATTAGTTCCACTCCTCAAAGACTGTTTTCTTATGCCTATGAATATTTTCTTCTACAAATGTTGTATTATCCATTACTGGTATATCCTCTTGTGCATAATCTTCAATATCGTATAGTTTCATCTTAGATTTATCAATACCTATCAAACATCGCTTGTTGGTTGATATATCACTATATCTATTCTTCAACTGTTTGAATTGGATTTGACCTTGTTCTTCTAATTCATCACTTGTTATAGCCGCGATCATAAAGTCAACCGTCTGGGGAAGACCAAAGCTTTCACTAGTATCAGTAAGATCTACATCAGAATTTGAAAAGCCTGTTCTGTTTGTTTGAGTAGCACTTACAACAGGTACATTAAACTCTACAGACAACCCTCGTAATTCTTCGGCAATTGCCTTAATAATAGTATATGAATTAGCGGTAGAACCAGCCTTAATTCTAGATGAAGCACAGATGTTGATATAGTCAATATAGATAATATCAGGTACAAACTTCTTCTTAAGCTTCAATTCATTCAAAAGATGTCTGAAATGATTAGCACCAACTGAAGACGTAGGATATTCCTTGATAATAAGCTTACCAATTTTACCTGCATTAATCTTTTCAAGTTTTCTTATGTACTGATCTTTATCTAGGTCTTCAAGCTTATCCAATGGAACATTCATCAGATTAGCATCAATTCGTTCGGCAATTCGTTCTTCAGCCATTTCCAATGTGATATAAAGAACACTTTTGTTATCCATTAGATTATTTGCAGCTTCATTGCACATAATCAAAGTCTTACCGGTACCAGTACCACCCATGATAAGATTTAGTGTCTTGCTAGGGAAACCGCCTCGAGTAATTTTATTGAGCCATTCTAATGAAAGTGGTATTCTACTCTGAACACTATGATAAAAGTCATATCTAGCCTCAGCATCATCAATAAAGTCATGACCGATATGATTATCAAACGAAACAGCCAAAGCATCTTGTAATAGATTAGGTATAGAACCACGAGATTCATCACTTTCACCATCTATGATACCAATTGATTTCATAATGGCATTATAGATTGCTTTATCTCTACAGAATTCTTCAGTCTTATCTATTAGCCAATCATCTTCTACATCAAGCTTTTGGTCTAACTTTTTGATAACATCTACTGTTTGATCATAAACCTGCTGATTAATACTAATATCATCCAAGTCAATTAATAGGGCCTCAGAAGATGGTCTGTTATTATACTTTTCAAAATATTTATTAATGAGTGTAAAAGTTAGCTTGTTATGATCACCCGTGAAGTAATCTAGTTTGATATAAGGTAAAGTTTTTCGTATGAAGTTATCATCATTAATAAGTTTATTGAGAATAATTTCTTCAATATTATTCAACTAAGTCCCCCTCGAACTCAATAATAGATCCGCCGCCGATTTGATAGCCCTTTTTAATGTACTCTTTGAAGTCTGTATCATTAAGAATAGGCTCCCAGAACTCAGACTTAAGTGTGTCTTTTATCCGTACCTTTGGATCAACCAATTCACCCGTCTCACGGTCTACTCTACAGTACCAACCGTTACTAGGTTTGGCGACATATTCACCCGCTAAAGCAACATCAAGCAAACCAGACCATTGTTCAACACCACCGTCCCATGATACCGTGATGGGAATTTTTGACTTTTCCTTAACGTACCGAGACTTTTCAACATTAATGACAAATTCATATGCAGTGACTTCTTGGCCAGTCTTCTGTTGACGCCGACCCAAAATCCAAATGTTATCCGCTGAATATGTGATCCCCGTGCCGCCAGATACAATAGCCTTGGGAAATAGCCCAATTTCCATATAAGTATGATTTACAGCAATCAATGGAATATTCTTCATATTGAGATATGGTGTACACATGCGGAACAAGCCCTTTAATGCCTTAGCACGAGACATATCAGCAACTGATTTCTCATTGATAGCATCTTCAAGTTCTTTCTTAGAGGCAAGGTTGCCCACTGAGTCAATCACAACACATACTCGGTCGTCACGATCCAAATTGTCAAGCTGAGCTATAAGATCAAACTTAAGTTCTTCAACATTGGTAATTGGAGTGTGCAATACACGAGATGTATCAATCCCAAAGGTTTCAAAGTATGTCTGGGGTGACCCAAATTCTGAGTCATAGAACAACAAGACTGCTTCAGGATATTTCTTAAGATAAGCCGAAGCCATAATAAGAGCAAATGAAGTCTTGAAGTGCTTAGAAGGACCAGCAAGAACTGTAAGACCGGGTGTTAAACCGCCATCAACTTCACCTGATAGTGCCACATTGATCATTGGTACTTCTGTTGGGATAAAATCTTTTTCATTAAAGAACTTAGACTCTGCTAAAATAGATGTATGATCTAATTTAGAGTTCTTCTTTAGTTTGTCCATTACATTCATTAATTATTCCCTTTATTGGTTAATTCTTGTCTATACTATAATAAAACTGTGTAGTTGTAAACACTTTATTAAACATATTCTTGCCAAGTACCTGGTTTATCAAATGTCATAAACAAGCGCCAGTCATAACCACGGCGCCTATTCTGTTTGTATGGTTTCTTATAACGATTTTCAACTATCCACTGTTCACCGTCTATCAGAATACCACATACCAAATGTCCTTCACCTGTTTCTGTATTACAAATGATGGCACTTACATGTTCTCTGGGATGTCCTTTATGAATGAACAATTCAGCACAAGTCAAAGCAAAGCCATCACAGTCATCTTGGAATTCCTCTCCAGCCATAACATCATCAGCATGAGAAGTCCAATGTTCATTCATATCATATTGCTTATCATCATGGATATAGGTGAATAGACCATGAACTTCTTTATGTATATCTCTAACTTCGTCTAGTGTTAACATTTATTCCTCCTTACAAAGAATACTCTCTGGTTCCCGTTCACACATTTCTGTATACCCTGGTACGTGATAGTCCTTAGGTTCTTCGGTTGGTGTACAAGCAAATAATGGTAGTACTATAATTGCATATTTAATCATAGAGAATCTCCGACATTTTTTTCTTAAAATTTTCTATATCTTCTGATCTATTTGGCCAATAGATATATTCCTTTTCAGATGAACTAAGATTATTTAATAGAGGTAGGAATGAATCATATAATGCATGAGCTCGAGTTTGCCAATCTTTAGCTTCTTCATCAATTGCTTTTATATCAAAAATATCATCTTCACTCATATGAGTGAATCCAAAATCATTTAATTTAGTCATACAAAAAACCTTTCCAGCGTTGATATTTTTTTATGAGACCAACCCATAGATGTTAGAATGATATCAATGGGTTTCAAATAGCCCTTCTCAAATTGCTCATCATAATCTACATAATCTAGCAAGGCAGGTAATGATGATACGTTAGCCATAACATTCTCACCCACTGGGTTGGGCATTTTCATGTAACTGAATTTGATCTTATCACCGTCTTTCACCAGTTCTACTTCCTTGGTAAGACCATGATCAACTACATATTTATTGTGCAGAGCCGCAGCCCTTACAGCAATTGGTGTACCTTTGATATATGACCAATCAGGTTTAAGGTACTCAGAGAAGTTTACACCTCGGTTGAAGCAAACTGCATCAATGTCCTGTTTTTTAAACTCGTCTCTAATTTCTTTGATATAAGACTGAATTGCTTCTTCACTTTCATTAATGATAATGTTCAGTGATTTCTTAATATAGTCGCGGCAAGCACTAGGGGTTGATGATCTAATGGCTTCAATACCCATCATCTTCAATTCGGGCTCTTTATATCTGAAGCCTTCATTGTCCCATACATTAAGAATGTACCGCTTTTTACCTGTGAAGATACCCTTCGATGCTAGCACTTCACGTTTCATAACCATCTTCTGATCATATGCATTTACATAATCAGCCAAGTCTTGGTATGAATTATCTATCATATCTTGTAATTTAGTATCACAGATTTTATCCATGAAGTTGATAACTTTGTCAGTATCAGATGTATCATCAAAGACCTGTTTAATAAGATCATCCAAACACACATAAGTAGAGTCAGTATCAACCGCTACAACATAGTCTTTGTCACTGTTGAGTATCTTATTCATATACTCATTAATTTTACCTTCTATGAACCTAATAGATAATTGGCCTGCTAAAGTAATACCTTCGGCGTTATCAATATCAAACCATCGGAATGCTACATTACCCATGGCACCATATGCCGAGTTCAATTGAATTTTCTTGGCAAGTTGAAGATTATGGAACCTAGCTATTGCATTTGCATTTTCTACAGATGGGTCTACTTCATATGCATTTTTTGCCTTCTTGAGTTCATTCTTATATTTAGTCCGATCATTATACATCCTCTCCATAATTTCAGAGAAGAAACTTTGTTTTTCTTTTGAGTAAAAAACTCTATTGGGTGTCATGGTAATATTCTGATCATGTAAATCACTTGTATCAACTTCCCGAGATAATAGATTATCAACTGTCACATGACCTATATCAGTCTCAATAGGGGGAAGTTTAGTATCAGGTCCAATATTATATTGTTGAATAAGATGAGGGTATAGACTATTCAAGTCAAATGATGCCACCCACTCATGCATACCCACAAGTGATTGTTTCACAAAGCCGCCAGCATAACTTGATCTTTTGGTGACTGCTTTCTTGAGATTAACTACTGTATTACTCTCCATAAGATGGTTATGGACAATAACATCCCAGATAAGTACCGAGCCTAATGTATCGGCAAAGTTAACCTTGGCATCGTAAGCAATAGTAAAGACCTGCATGAGATAACCCAATTTTTCTTCTAATAGGAAAATGAGTTCTGTATCTCGAATGTTATAGTCAATGAACTTTTGGAAGTCATTCTTGTATAGATTATGAAGGCTACCATGCTCTGAGTAATCTAATTTCTTGACCCCTAGTTCTACTTCCCCAATATAGTCAAGTTTATATGACTCTCTTGGATTCAGATTAAACTTTTTATAGACTTGAAGATAATCAAGAATAGTAATACCTGCTAAGTCCCAAGAAATTTCAGTGTTGTGTCCTAATTTAACTTCACGTCCTTCTACCTTATTCCACGGTGATAGCTTCATATAGCTTTCATCATCAAACAGGCGTTGCATACGGTTAATGAGATATGCGAAGTCAAACAGTTCTACATTCCAACCAGTGACTACATCAATATCAATCCGTTGCCAAAAGACAATGAACTTACGGAATAACTCTACTTCATTCTTACACTTCTCATAAACTACATTATCGGCTGCCT